ACTGATCTGGATTACCAAATTTTAAATCAGAACCATCAGAGAAATAAAACACAGAACCATTAACAATCCTGGCATACATATTACTATTAGTGCCAACAGCTTGTTTTCTTTCGATCTCTTTACACATGGTCAGCTGACCTTTAGTGAAAATGTCTATGTTCTTAGAGGTATGAAACCTTCTTCTATCAGAATCAGGAAGGTCATAATGTTCTTGACCAGCTCCGTATGACCAATCTGTTTGACTTCTAATCCACTGACCTACATTACTAAGAGTATTCTCACCAACATCTTCCGATGTGTCCCTTTGTTCTTTTTGTGCGGGAATAGTTCTCCGACGATAGTTAGTGTAATCAACCTGGTATCCTCGACCATTTATAGAGATATCGTATTGAGGCGAAACCGCCATTGTTACTCCCCGCTACGAAGCCATTGAGTAGGGTACATTCGTGCTAAACGCATCTTCTCAGCTTCCAGCCGTTGCTCACGACGGAAACGTAGGTCACGCATAGAAGCAGAAATAGCACCCGAAGGAACTTCCTCGGCTCGTCTGATAGGAGATTGAGTCATCACACTTTCACGGGCTATCGGTTTGAAAGTCATCAAAGCTAAAGCTGCACCTAAAGGTGGCAGATCGTAAGCTTCTGAATGAAGACCAACAGTTGATAGAGCTGTCGAAGAAGCACTCAAAGTAGTGAAAGGTGCTTTGTATTCAACGCGAACACCCTGACCTGACGTTGGTGTATCAGCTAAAACTAAAGCAGTTTCAGAAGCGAACGTAGAAGAAAGCCTGTTGCGACGCAACGACCATCTACGAACTTCCGGTTCTGACAAATCACCGGACTCATCACTAAAAGTAACACGATGAACACTAAGAACATCCGAAGCAAGATTGTACCCTTGAGTGGAAGCCGTGTAAGTAAACGTAACTACTTTCATCTGATATAAACCTTGAGCTGAAAGATCATTCAAATCATCGTTCAAAGCATCCAAGATCATGTGAGCAGGGTATTGAGGTGAAACTCTGATAATAGAATTATCAGCATGAGTAGCGGCAGTAGAGCCACCATAACCTCTGATGACACCTACATTAAGACCACTAACCGATGTCACATACATCAACTCTGTGCCAATTTCTACAACCGCACCAGGGGCAATAGGACCGGCAGCAAGTTCGATATTAAAAGTTCCTGTTGTGGTGCTACCAATAACACCATCTAATCTGTTGATTGTTTCAACAGTCCCAGAGAGCAACAAATCCCTAGTTCTATCTATCCAGGTTTGTGCTGTCATGTTCCACTATCCTTTGATTCTTTAATAACTTTCTCTACCTGGTCACGGGTTGTTTTATCTTCAACAATCTGTCCCGACTCCACCTCCATCTTAGTCTCAGCACGACTCTCTAAGTCGGCAGAACCACGAATAGAAGGCGGTTGTAAACCATCATCCCTTAAACGCTTGTAGGAATCCATGTCTGTTTCCAAATCATTCCAAGCTTCTTTCTCACCAGCTGCGCTACTACGAGAAGGCATAGCTGAAGGTGCAGTACGAAAAGACCGAGCGTTTTGTCTGAAAGCTTCACGTTCTTCAGGTGTAGCGTCGCTAACAAAACGACCATTCTCTCTTCTTAATTTAGTACTCATCAAGCAGCCTCCCTAACAGTAACGTCATAACCTGCTGCTATTAAAAGATTAGCTTCAGTTGAAGTTAAATCATCAGGACTTTCATGTGAGCCATACAAAGTCCTAGTTATATTAGCAACATCAGCTGGTGTAACAGGTTGATCTGTTGTAACAGTAGTGTTTGAAAGAATCCAAACATTAGTACCCCTGGATCTTGCACTATAGAAACGTGCAAGCCTGTTCATGGGAGCTAATGGTTGATAATCAGGTTCACCTTTAGCTTGTGTCGGTAAAGTGTTTTCATATTTAGGCACATACCTCATCGCCATATCAGGGTCACCTACCGTAGCTGTGCTATTTAAAATGTTAGGCGTAGCTGTTGCGGTACCAGATATGGCACTAGCAGCAAGGATTGTTGCACTAGCAGCAACAGTCGCAGCGGAGACTTGAGCGTCACCTGTTACGACATGCGCTGGCACTGCACCAACACCTGCAACAGAAGCAGGAACAGCTTCAGTGAATAAAAGAACTGTTACATTTTGAGGAACACCTGTAGCTTCAACAGTCGTAGCTGAAACAGTTACGATACTTGCAGCAGTAACCGAAGGGACAGTAGCCCCTGGGCATGTTATCGACGCAGGAGAGACACTCGCATTTCCCGATACTGTTGACGCAGGAACCGCACCCACACCAGCAACCACGCTGATAGTAGGATAAGCACCGATATTAACTTCAGATGCGTTGTCCCCACGATACGTTGTCGCTGTTTGCCTGTAATCAATCCCTGATTCTCTGTAAGGAAGACTCCTTTGAACTTCAGGAAGTGTAGCTGTGCAAGCAATCGTCGAAGGAGTAACAGTGGCATTAGCTACACCATAATAATTTCGGATTGAATCTCTGTAATCAATCCCTGATTGGCGGTAATCAAGAGCCACTTCATTCTCCGAACATCTTGTTATAGGTTATCGAACCTACAATACCATCAGGTTTAAGACCGTTTTCTTTCTGCCAAGCTTTAACACGCTGAACTGTCAGCCATCCATAATCTCCGTTCAGGGGCAATCCTAAGACCGCCTGAACCCATTTGACTAAGGGTGACCTATTCCTAGGCCAGCGAAGCTTCAGAGGCTTTGTAAACGCCGGAGGAACGAACTTAGGAACCACTACCGTTTCCGTATCAGGGCGCATTTCCTGTAACCGAGAATAAGCAGTATGACCAGGGCAATCTTTATTCTTCACATCACGATGCCCACGTATATTAAAATCAGGCAAAATGTAACCCAGCTTGATTCCTTCTTTAATCAAATTATGTATCGCTCGAACAGCCTCATCAGAAATAACTTGTTGAGTAGTATCACCAATAATACAAATAGCGTATGACCTATGATTCCAATTCTTAGTAGCACCAGGTCTATTAAACCAGCCTCTAGCTTCATATATTCGACCAGATTTTAAACCAATAAGAAAACTGTAAGCTATGTCAGCCCAGGATTTACCGAAATGGTAACGCTGGTATGCCCTAGCTATAGCAGCTTCACCCTCTTGAGAGTGATCTTTTAAAAGAGTAGCGCCATGATGAATGAACACATGGTCAACTGGTCGTTTCTGATTGGTTGTCCAACGAGCCGGTTCCGCACCCCATTCTTCTCTTGGGATTATATCGGTCATTCGTTGTCCTGGTAGAAGCTTTCTCCCCATGCTTTACTTTGGATAGCTTCTTCAGCTAAATATATACGATCCCAAATCGTACTAAATTCTGATGGAACCCAAGCCATAGAAGCAATGATCTCTTTCATTTCATCTACTTCTTCAATAAGAACATTCATGTCAGAAGCTATAGCTTCAACGATTAAAGAAGGCGCGAACCTGTCCAAATCGTCAAGGCGAGCAGCCCTAACGCTGTCAATGGCAGAAGCATTTGCAACAATACCTTCCTCTATTTCATCTAACTTTGCTAGAACGCTCGAATCAGTCCCAGTGTTCTGTTCAATAACAGCTACTTTCGCTTCCAAATCAGAGATTTGATTAGCGACTGATGCGGCTTTCCAAACGACTACACCTGAGATGGAGGCTACAGACATGATGAGTCCAAGCGTTAGCTTGGATACTCCTATTCGTTTTATGTCTGTAATGTCGTTCATCTAATTATTCGGGTTCTGTCGGCCAAACAACTTCAGACACCTTGCTGTGTTTGCTAGGTAGATCACGTAGTTCCTGTCTGTATGTCGCCCATTCCTCAGCAGTATGATCGCCCAGTTTAGCGTCTGCTAGTTGAGTCCAGTCAGTTTGAGATAACAACGAGTTGCGTTCCACTCTGATTCTACTAAAATCCAAATCCGCTTCAGCGGCGTGATCTTCTAGTGCTTTTATTTCTTCTGCCGTGAGTTCGATGTACTCACCGTTCACGACCTTATATCTTGGCTCTGCCATTATGCTGCTCCGTTTATTCCATATAGTGTAAAAGTACTGTATTGCACAAAATCATGTCCACCATTCAAAGTGAAATCTATTTCAGTAATTGCGGCGGTAGATTCCCAAATTGCTCCAGTAAATTTCATTGCCGCCTGACTAGCAGTAGTTGAAACATTAGGAGCGCCTGCTTTAAAAAAACAAGGTTTGAAGTTAGCAGTGTTTGAATAATGCGGTATCCAATACTCGATCACCCCAAAGGTATCTGCTAAAGCACTAGCGGCAGGAACATTAGGATAACCTATTTGTGTTGCACCATCCTGACTGTAAGCAGAAGGAGTATTGTTCGCAGATTGAATATCTGAGAAACCATAATTGCCGCCTGTGTCATTATTAAACTGAACCATTATTGAGTTTGTATAAGCACTTTGATCTGATCTGGCGCTAATAATCCCATACAAATGATCGTATGAACCTGAGATTGAACCATGCGTCACAGTAGCCGCAGAAGCACCTAACTCTGTGTGTTGTATTACATTCCAAACTGCCATTATGAACTCTTTATCCCATACAGTGTCCACTGAGCGCCCCGCACAAAATTCTTACTACTCCAAGGAGTGTCCACTATTGTTATCTGATTTATAGCCGCTGTGCTATCCCACACAGAATGCCCGAAACTGTTAGCCGCGCGAGGTTGAGTTATACCATCTCCTGTGAAACCGCCACCAAACCAAACGCTCGTATTTTTATTTGTGTTCAAATAATCAGGAATCAAAACCTGCGTACACCCAACATTGAATGGACCCATCTTGCCACCCGGAATTGTGTAATTGATGTACACTTGTGCTAATGATGTTCCTGCTCCAGCCGAATTTGTGTAAGAGGCTGTGGTTTCTAAACCTCCGAAAGCGTGAGCGCCCCCATAGTTGTCTCCTGTGTCGCCATTAAAACGTAAACCAAAATCTGATCTGTCAGCCGCAGAAACTTCTTCTGTGGCTGTTCCTCTAATCATCAAATGTTCATATGTGGTAGGGATGCTAGTCCAATCAACACTCGAAGCGTCTGCTTCTAAATAAACGGATTTTATTGCTTCAATAATTGCCATTAGGACACCATCCTTGGTAGAACACCAAACAAGTCGAAACGTGAACCTGATTTAATATCATCGCTTCCCCCATACATTGTTATATCAATTTCTTCGATTGGATCTGCTGAATACCAGCAACCAGCGTTTATTGAAACATAACCACCTGATGTTAAATCATCAGCGATGTATCCCATGCCTGCTTTTGCTTTTCCAGAGTTGATATCAAATAAAGTAGTAACCGAACATGACCAAACATTCGCCGCTTGAGAAGTGGTAGCCACCCATTGAAAATCATAATAAGCCTGTCCGTTTGCTGGAGCGCTTTCAGAAGCAGTAACACTTGAACCATCAGTATATAATTGTTGAACCCCATAGTTCGCTGCTGTGTCATTATTGAAATTCATCCTCATAGACGATGCGCTACCTGCGCTTCTAGCATAAGAAACTAAAACCAGATCCGAATACTGTGACCATTCATTAGCCCCAGTTGAAGTTTGAAAAGTAACCGTTGCAGTATCAGAACCCAAATCGACTGTCGATAAAGCAACCCACGCCTCACCATCAGTGAGAGTACCATCAACTATATAACTAGGTGTTGCTGTGTTATTTGTTTGTGTCATTACGCCACCGTATATCTAATTAGAACAATACCAGCGGCACCTCGCCCACCACCAGTAGTACCCCAAGCCGCCGCTCCACCACCTGAACCAGTATTAGGAACACCGTCTGTACCGGGGTTAGCATTGGCAACTCTACCTTCACCGCCGCCACCTGAAC